GTGGATAGGCCGCCACCGCCTACCATGATAAACAGCGGCAATGCTGGCAGATTACCGCGCACCTGGCGAAGTGTGAAAACTCGCGCTGATAAGAGTCTCAAAGTGTTTAAGTGGCCTAGTGATTGATACGGAAGATGGATAGCTGGATATACCGCCAGCAACCCCTCTATATGACAAGTATTATCTAAAAAATGGAGACTGGTATGTCTAACATTGTTAATTTCCCAGCGGGTATTTTGATTGGCAAGGTGTCTGATATTTCCGACGACAGCGAGGAGGGTATGGAAATTGTGATTCCGATTGGCTACGAAAGTATCACTGTTTATGCCAACGGCAATGGGGATGTTTGTATAAAGCAGAGTTGCTACGGCGCGTGCACTGATGATGTCATCGTCATTGTTCCAAGGCTTTATGTTGATTCTGTTCATGCTGCCATGTCATTGATTGTTAAAGACTGCGAAAGCGTTGCTCGGCTATGAAAATAGATATATCACAAGCCTACCTATACAACGTCACTGACGAGGCGGCCATGGAGTTGATTGAATGGCGCAAGTCGATAAAGAAGCCCCTAACGCAAAGAGCCTTTGAACGCGCTTTGAAGGAAGCTGTCAGGTGCATGGAGTTGGGCATCACGGCAGATAGAGCAATAGAGATTGCGATTGATAAGGGGTGGCAGGGCGTGACTTTTGAGTACATCAAAGCCGAGGTAATGCGCCGAGAAGAAGCAGGAAGCCGTAAGCTGATGATCGCAAAGCCGCAGGAAGATGATTTCATCTCAACCCGTTTTAACCGCGACTGGTCGCATTGATTAACAATCACAAAAGGGGAAAGCTATGATCCATGCTGCAAAGGTAGATAAATCCGCAAGGCTTCAGAGGGTGGACAGATTCCTGTCTGACGGGCTTTGGCACTCTACGCGAGAGATAGTCGAGGGCGCTTATGTCATGGCGGCGAATAGCTGTATAAGCGAGTTACGGGCCAACGGGCGCAAGATCGAAGGAAAGTGGCAGGGCAAGATTTTCTATTATCGGAAAGCCAGTGAAGCCTAGAGACTACGCTTTTGCATACCTATCAGCCAAGAGCAAGGATGCTCAAAAAGCCGCTCTGGCTGGCTGCCCTGTAGAGTGGCAAGAGCTGGTTAGGGCGCATATTACGATTGCAAAAACAAAAATGAGATTAAGAGGGGATCATGTCAGACCAAATAACCCACAAGATTGAATCCATTGAGGGTCTAGCAAACCTCTCCCAGTGGATGATCCATAACGTGACCAAAGGGCTTGCTGGTGGGCCAGTAATGGTTACTCTGGGGCGTGAGTCTCGTTCCATTCCGCAAAACAGCCTGCTTTGGGCAATCCTCTCAGAGGTATCGGCACAGGTTGACTGGTACGGCCAAAGGCTCTCCGCAGAGGATTGGAAGCACGTATTCAGCGCGGCATTACAAAGGCAGCGTGTCGTTCCCGGAATCGACGGCGGCTTTGTTTTGTGCGGCATGAGTACAAGCAAAATGGACAAGAAAACCTTCAGCGACTTGCTGGAAATCATCTTTGCATTTGGGGCGCAACATGGCGTGAAATGGAGCGATCCTAACCTGGCAACCTTTGAGCAATACCGCGAGGCAAAAAATGTTTGATGTGTCTAGCAGAGCAAGACAGTTTACGATAATTCAGACAGTTTTCGGGCCGATGCTATATGTTAGAAGCTCGACTCCAGCAGACGCTCGTGGGTGCTCTGAATGGGGGAAGTGGAGAAAAGCCCGCCCATCTGAAGTGCAAATGGCGCAAGTTAAGCTAATCGAATTACAGGTGAATTGAGGCCTACCATGCTTGACGACGCAATCCGCGCCTACCTGCAATCAGGAGGCAAGATAACCCAGCTGCCATACGGCAACGCAGTCAGAGACAATGACGGCGAGGACTGGCATCAAATCAATGAGCGTACATACAAGGCGAGAATCGAGAAAGAGAATGCAAAAAATGAATTTTCGCGAATCAACTGAGGCAGAGTGCAGGGGCAAAACGTCAGGCAACGTCGATCCGCTCACCCAGCGGACTCAGCTTGAGCTTGATGTCATAGCCGGGATTGCCGACGCGCTTGCTAGATATACCGGCACTATCACTGTCCTCCCGCCATGCAAAATGAGCGACGATCCCCAGCAGCCGGTGGAGAAAACCAAGCTCATCTGCAAAATGTGTGATGAGCCTGCATTCTACGGACGCCTGATGCTCTGCCGTCACCATTACAACACGATGACGCGCCTTAGCAGGCCGGAGAAGCGCAAAGCCGAGTCGAAGTATTAATGGCTAACTCGAAGCGCAAATGCGGAGGTTGCGGCAGCTATTTCAGGCCGGAGCGAGAATTTCCCGGCCCGGTAGCCTGGTGCTCTTTCGAATGCGCCATGCGTATATCGGGAAAGCGCAAGGAAGCCGCTCAGAAGCGATTACAGCAAGAGGCCCGCAAAGAGCATAAGCAGGCCAAGGAGCGGGTCAAAACGCGCTCAGAATGGCTTAAGGAGGCTCAGGCGGCGGTGAATGCCTACGTCAGAGAGCGGGACAAAAACAATCCGTGTATATCATGCGGCAAGCCTGATGATGGAAGCCACCAGCGACACGCTTCTCACTTCAGGAGCACAAAGGCTTGTAGCGTCCTGAGATTCCATTTGCACAATATCCATGCGTCCTGTGCCCAGTGCAACAATCAGCTTTCTGGCAACCTACTTGAATATCGGCGAAGGCTGTCCGCTATTAAGGGGCCTCAGTACGTCGAATGGCTGGAGAATCAGAACGAGCCACGAAGGTATGAAATCTCGTATTTAGCTCGCTTGAAATCCGTATTTAAGCGCAAGCTGACTAGATTAAAAGCCTTGCACAATAAGCGTTTAGGTATATGATATACATGGGAGTTTCCCCTTTGCTCCCTTGGCCTCGACGGGCCGCCTTGGCCCCTTTGTGAGTTTTCCGCTGGGGCATTTTTTTGTGGATGCAAAACTTGATGATCTTGATGCAGCAGAGGAATACTCAGGCGATAAAAAGAGCAAAAAGAGCGACGAATTGTTGTTGACAGGATTTCATACTGTGTTAATCTATACACATCCAAGCAGTAAACCAAAACCACAAAGGGGAACAAGAATGAACACAGCAGAGCAAGTAAAAGCGTTTTACACAATGCCGCAGACAGAATTCAGCGCGGCTATGATAGTTGATTACTCCGCCTTCGAGGCAGATTGCGAGGAGAGAGCAATCGATACAGATAACGACGTTGATGCTGGAGTCAAGACATACGAGTTTGCTGACGGCAGCGTGATTGTGTGGTGTGGCTCAGACGTAATCTGCTACGGATCGCGCAGCTAATCAGCCTCGGCCACGGAAAGCCACCAACAAGCTATACATATGCAACCAGTAAACAAAAACCATAAGGGGTGGATTAAAATGAGCGCGACTAAATTAGCAGTTGAAATTATTGATGGCAAAATCCGAACATGGTATGCAGTGAGCGGTCACGACGCAGGAACGAATCGCGATATAGACGGAGAGTACGCAATTTGCGATGACGGAGCTATCCTAGACTGTGACGGGTATCGCCTAAATAGTGGCGACAGAGAAGAAATTGCCGTGCGGAACATGATTTTATAACCGATAATACGACCGCAGCCTCTGCATTGTGTACGCTGCGGTTATCTCATTTGTCAACGGCCCACAAGGAGAAAGCCATGCCACTCAAGAAGGGCTACAGCAAAAAGACAGTCTCCGCTAATATCAAAAATGAGATGGCCGCCGGAAAGCCTCAGAAGCAAGCCGTGGCAATAGCTCTGAGCGTAGCCGAGAAGGCCAAGAAGAAAGCGAGGAAGGCTACCTTTGTCTAAATTTCCGATGTATAAAACCCTAGCTGTTGATTCGTTGATTCCGTATGCCAGGAACAGCCGGACGCACTCTGAAGAACAGGTGACTAAGATCGCTGCCAGCATTAAAGAGTTTGGCTTTTTGAATCCGGTCATCGTCGATGGCGATAATGGCATCGTGGCTGGGCATGGCAGGGTTATGGCGGCTAAAAAGCTTGGCATGGATGAGGTGCCGGTCATCGAGGCCAGTCATCTCACAGAGGCTCAGCGGCGGGCTTATGTGATCGCAGATAATCGGCTGGCTCTTGATAGCGCATGGGATGTTGATCTACTGAAGATTGAGCTGTCCGACCTTGATGCTAATGGGTTTGATCTCGCTCTTACTGGTTTTGATATGGGCGAGTTAACGTCGATGTTTGACGAACCAGACTTTGCGCCAGGGACAGAAGATGACCAAGGGAAGCTGGATCAGCTAGAGCCAAAGATGGTTATTTGTCCTAATTGCCTAGAGGAATTTGATAGCAGGGGCCATGAAAAAAAGTGACCTGAAAATTGATTGGGCCACCCATGAAGCAGCTAAATATGCCTGTGAAAATTGGCATTATTCAAAATGCTTGCCAGCCGGAAAAATGGTAAAGATCGGTGCATGGGAAAATGAAAAGTTTATCGGCGTGGTTTTGTTTGGCAGGGGTGCAAATCACAACATGGTGAAGGGCTATGGGTTGACCCAAGATCAAGGCTGTGAGCTTGTTAGGATAGCTTTAACTAAACACTCAGCACCAGTTTCAAAAATTGCAGCACATGCCATGAGATTTCTGAAAAAACAAAGCCCAGACCTAAGATTGGTTGTTTCTTATGCAGACCCGGAACAAGGGCATCATGGCGGGATATATCAAGCAGGAAATTGGATTTATAGAGGGTTATCATCGCCAGCAATAAAGGTTTGGTATAACGGCAAATGGTCGCACAAAAAAACAGTTGATGACTCCGGTATCAATCAATCCAACTTATTAAAGAAAAGAGTAGCAGGAAAGCATACATACCTCATGCCCCTTGATGCAGAAATGCGTGAGCGTATCATGCAACTAGCAAAACCATACCCTAAGCGTACAAAAGAGCAGGCACCAGAGTTCCCCTCTGGTCTGGGCGGTGCGACTCCGACCTGTACGCTCCAATCTTCAGCGGAGGCAATCTAATGTCCCGCAGACCGCATGAGCCAACCGAAAAGTCCAAGGCAGAAGTGGCCGCTCTGATTAGCTACGGCGTCCCTGTAAAGCAGGTGGCGGCTTACATCGGTATCGATGACAAGACCCTGAGCAAGTACTACCGCGAGATCATGGACGAGGCTATGGCGAAGGCTCACGGTCAGGTCGGGCGGTTCTTGTTCCAGGCGGCATCTGGTACATCCTTGAAGGATGGCGCGACCTATGCCGACTGCATTCGGGCTGCGATGTTCTATGCCAAGACCCAGATGGGATTCAAGGAAACCGACAGGATTGAGCAGACTGGGGCCGATGGTGGGCCGATTCAAACGGAATGGACTGTAAGGGTAGTCGATGCCGGAAATGCAGCTACCTAAAATCCTTTTGCCGCTGATTCAGAAGCCTAAACGCTTCAAGATCATTATCGGCGGCAGGGGAAGCGGTAAATCACAATCGGTCGGGGACATCTGCTTAATGGATGCCCAGACGCGAGGGATCAAGACCGCCTGCTTTCGAGAATACCAAGTTACGATGGATGATTCGGTGCTCTCTCTCTTATCCTCAGAGATAGACAGGCTTGGGCTACAGGGCTTCAAGTCACTTTCAAACTCAATCCAGTACGATGGCCAGGATGCTTTCAAATTCCGAGGACTCGCTAGGAACCCTGAAGGCATCAAGTCCATGCATGGGTTCAAAAGGTTCTGGGTGGAGGAAGCCCAGACGATCAGCTTTGAGTCGCTAAAGGCTTTGACTCCAACGCTGAGAACCGATGAATCTGAAATCTGGATGACTGGCAACCCAAGGCATTCAAGCGATGTTTTCTCTCAGCGATTTATCAAGCCTTGGGAGAAGCAGCTCAGGCGCGATAAATACTACGAAGATGACTTACACCTTGTCATCTGGGCCAACTACAACGACAACCCGTTCTTCCCCGAAGTCCTAGAGCAAGAACGTGCGTATGACGAAACCAACCTGTCCACGGCTCTCTATAGACACATTTGGCTAGGGGAGTATTACGACGAGGTAGAGGATTGCATTATCCCTGTGGAGTGGTTCGACGCTGCCATTGATGCCCATGAGAAGCTAGGCTTTAAGCCCGAAGGGGCTATTATTGCCAGCCATGATCCTAGCGACGAAGGTGGCGACTCTAAGGGGCTGGCTATCCGTCGAGGCTCAGTTGTGCTACAAGTCTGCGAAAAGATCACAGGCGACTCCAACGAGGGCATGGATTGGGCGCTAGAGGAATCACGCAAGGCTGGTGCTGATTGGTTTGTCTGGGATTGCGATGGTATGGGGATTAGTCTCAAAAGGCAGGTAGAGCAAGCCCTGTCGCATACCCGCACACAGTATTGGATGTTCCGAGGAAGTGAGACACCAGACGATCCCGAAGGCACTTACGCTAACGACAAAGAGCAGCGAAAGACCAATCGAGATACGTTTTTTAACAAGCGGGCGCAGTATTGGTGGAAGCTCAGGGAAAGGTTTGAGAATACCTGGCGGGCGATTGAGCAGAAGAAATACATCAACCCAGACGACATGATATCCCTGTCCTCTGGGATTGAAAGCCTCGACCAGCTCAGGGCCGAGGTTTGCCGCATTCCGCTAAAACGCAACAATAATGGTAAGATACAGATCATGAGCAAGATCGAGATGGCGAAGAAGCCCTATCAGCTTCCATCTCCCAACATGGGCGACTCCCTGATGATGAGTATGTTTTCGCCCAAGGCTAACGCAGCGCAGGCTGTCAAAATCAATTTCAGTGGCTGGGGTAACAGATAATGGCTGACTACGAAAACGGATCAGAGCTGGACTCCGAGAACGACAGCTACGAAAGCGAAGTAGAGAAAGAGGCGGCCGAGGAGGTCTATTCATCCTCCGACAAGTACGATTCCCACGCCGATGTTATGAATATGCTATCCAACGCTCAGATGGCTGACCACGACAATCGCGAGAAGGCGCGGGAGGCCCAGCTATTCATTTCCAAGAGGGACGGGCAATGGGAGCCGTACTGGTGGAATAACAACATCAACAAACCCCGCTATACCTTCGACATGACCAGCCCCATTGTTGACCAGATCGCCGGAGAGCTTGAGCAGGCTGACTTCGACGTTGTGGTATCCCCTGCTGGCGGCAGCGCAACAAAGGAGGTTGCTGAGGTCTATGACGGCATCATCCGCAACCTAGAGACTATTTCCAGCGCCTCGACAACCTATGCTGCTGCTGGGCGGATGGCTGTGACTTGCGGCTACGACGCATGGCGTGTTGTGCAGAAGTTCGCCGACGATAACTCTTTTGACCAAGACCTTTTGATTGAACCTATCCATAACGCGATTGACCGCGTGTGGTTTGATCCTGCCTCTCTTATCCAAGACAAGTCAGACGCTCGTTATTGCTTTGTCCTCCACCCTATTGCGACCGATGAATATCGCGCTCGCTGGCCGGAAGGCTCTGGGTCGTCTGTATCAGATGACCGCGAGGGCGATGCCTACTACGACAAGGCCGAGGTCGTGGTAATTGGTGAGCTTTTGTACGTCGAAGAAGAAATGCGAGAGCTTGTCTTGATGTCCAACGGGCAAGTCCACGAGGTCAACGACGACTTTGAGATG